AGAAGCTCCCGATCTGCGTGCGGCTGAGCTGTATTTTTTCGACCCCTGGTGGGTCTTTCCGAGGCCCCAGGAGGGTCGCCATGTCTTCCAAGATCGATCCCCCTGAGGGTCTCGGCGCCAAGGCCCTGGTGGTCTGGTCGGAGATCGCGGGGAACTATGAGCTGCGCATCGACGAGTTGCGCGTGCTGGAGGATGCCTGCCGCGAGATCGATCTGATCGAGCGGCTGGAAGCCGAACTGGTGCACGCCGACCTGATGGTCACCGGCAGCATGGGCCAGCCCGTGGCGTCGCCCCTCGTGCAGGAGCTGCGCCAGCATCGCGGCGTTCTGGCCCGGCTGCTGGGCTGGCTGAAGCTGCCGGACGAGGAGGAGCCGGCGAAGGGCAGTACGTCGGCGTCGGCACGTCAGGCGGCGATGACGCGTTGGGGCCGTGGCGCGTAGGCGGTCGGTCGAGCGTCAGGACGACGGGCATGACGAGGTCATCGCCTGGTACCGGGAGCGTCTCTCCAAGGTGGCCCCGCGGCCGGAGTTGGAGTGGGAGCCGAAGCTCATCGGCCCCACGTGGCAGCGGAACCCGGACGGCACCTGGTTGCTGCCCGAGGCCACTCTGGGCTGGGAAGTTCTCGGCTGGTGCGGTGTCTGGCTGCAGCATTCCCGTGGCGTCCCGTGGCGCTTCACCGACGAGCAGGCCCGCTTCTACCTGTGGTGGTTCGCCCTCGACGAGACAGGAGTCTTCGCCTACCGCGACGGAGTCCTCCAGCGGCTAAAGGGCTGGGGCAAAGACCCGGCCGGCGCCTGCCTGTGCGCCGTTGAGGCGCTGGGGCCGTCACGCTTCGCTGACTGGGCGTCCGACGGAACCCCGATCGCAACCGATAGCCCAGAGGCGTGGGTTCAGACGGCCGCCGTCAGCCTTGAGCAGACGAAGAACACGATGCGCCTGTTCCCATCGCTGTTCACGGCGGAGGCGAAGGAGCACTACCGGATCCAGGTCGGCAAGGAGACCGTCAACGCGCTGGGGGACTCCCGCCTGATCCAGGCCGTGACGTCGTCGCCCTCGACGCTTGAGGGTGCTCGAGCAACGTTCGTGCTGCTGAACGAGACGCATCACTGGGACGGATCGAACTCGGGCCACGACATGGCGGACGTGATCGAGCGGAACGCCACCAAGTCCGCGGACGGCGCGGCCCGCACGCTTCGCATCACGAACGCCTACGAGCCTGGTCAGGATTCGGTTGCCGAACGGGACCGGGAAGCGTGGGAGGCTGTCGATGCGGGCCGGGTAATGGATTCGGGCCTGCTGTACGACTCGATCGAGGCACCGCCGAAGGCTCCGCTGACGGTAGAGGACGCGCCAGCTGTCATCCGCGCGATCCGAGGTGATGCAACGTGGTTGAACGTCGATCGCATCGTCCAGTCCATAGCCGACGTCAGGAATCCTCCCAGCCGATCCAGGCGCTTCTGGTACAACATGATCGTCGCGGCCGAGGACGCCTGGATGGCCCCCTACGAATGGGACGCCTGCAAGGCGGAGGCCCTTGAAGTCCTGGATGGCGAAGAGATCGTCATGTTCTTCGACGGCTCCAAGTCTGGCGACGCCACGGCGCTGGCCGGTTGCCGCATGTCGGACGGCCACGTGTTCACGCTCGGCGTGTGGCAGCGGCCGGCGAACTGGGATCTCGACGTTCCGTGGTCTGTGCCGCGCGATGAGGTCGATGGTGTCGTCGAGCGGGCCTTCAACACGTACAAGGTTTTGGCTTTCTTCTGCGACCCGGGTTCGGGCCAGGACGAAGACGGTGAACGCTACTGGTACTCGTACCTGGACAAGTGGGGGCAGGAGCACGGTACGAGGCTGGTCCTGCACGCCGTCACCGCCGGCCCGAAGCAGCACGCCGTCCGCTGGGACATGGGTGCTCCCCGCCATCAGGAGGAGTTCACGGACGCGGTGAAGCGGACGGGCGAGGACATCCTCGAGCGGCGCCTCACTCATGACGGTCACAAGTTGATGCGCGCGCATGTGGCGAACGCTCGTCGTCGCACGAATGCATGGGGGATCACGATCGGCAAGGAGCACCGTGAGTCCGCTCGGAAGGTCGACCTCGCGGTGTGCATGGTCGGCGCCCGCATGCTTCGTCGGAAGCTCCTCAACAGCAAGCAGTACGGGAAGCGGCCGAAGTCGCGTGGTAAGGGACGGGTGGTGGTGCTGCGGTGACTCTCTCCATCCCTGAACTCCCGCTGTTGACGCTGTCGGATGACGAGCTGGCTCTGATCAATCTGCTGCGTGCGGACATGTTGCGGGACCGGTGGGCCCTGCTCCTGCGGGATGCGTACTTCAACGGTGAGCAGCTGGTCCGCGATCTGGGTATTTCGATCCCGCCGCAGTTGAAGGGCTTGCACACGGTGATCGGCTGGCCGCGTGTCGGCATCGAGTCGCTGGAGGAGCGCCTGGATCTGGAGGCGTTCCGCTGGGCTGACGGCTCGGGCTCTAGTGAGCTGGCGGAGATCGCCGAGGCGAACGACCTGTTCGACGAGTCGTCGCTGGCCCACCTGGATGCACTGGTGTACGGCCGGGAGTACCTGGCGGTGGGCTCAGGGGATTGCGGTACGGATGACTGTCCGCCGCTGATCAGTGTCGAGTCGCCGCTGGACATGACGCTGATGTGGGATGCCCGTCTGCGAATGGGTACGGCGGCGCTTCGGGAGTGCCAGGCGGACGGTTTCGTCGAGTCGGGCCCCGAGGAGCGGATGGTCGTCCTCTATTTGCCAGATCAGACGATCACGGCGTTGCCGTCGCCGTCTGGCGGCTGGGAGGTCGTGGACCGGGACATCCACAACCTCGGGATCGTGCCGGTGGTGCGACTGGCGAACCGGCAGAGAACCGCAGACAGGGTCGGCAAGTCGGAGATCACGCCTGAGGTCATGAGCATCACGGATGCTGCATGCCGGCGCCTGATGGGCATGGAGGTGGCGGCGGAGTTCTTCGGGGCCCCGCAGCGCTACATCTTGGGCGCCTCCGAGTCGGCTTTCCAGGATGCGGACGGTACGGCGAAGTCGGCGTGGGAGACGTACATCGGCCGTGTGCTCGCGCTCGAGCGGGACGAGGACGGCAACGTCCCGGATGTCGGCCAGTTCGCGGCGCATGACCCGACGGGCATGACGAAGATCATCGACCTGTACGCCAGGATCATGTCGAGCCAGTTCGGGCTGCCGCCGCACATGCTCGGCTACACAACCGACAACCCGGCGAGCGCGGACGCGATCCGCTCGACCGAGGCGAAGCTGGTGAAGCGCTCCGAACGGCGGATCCGCCGCTTCGGCGCCGCCTGGCAGCAGGCCATGCGCCTCGCCCTGTGGGTGCGCGACGGGGAGCCGCCGGACAAGACTCGCCGCATTGAGACGGTGTGGCGGAACCCCGCAACGCCGACAGTGGCCGCGCAGGCGGACGCCACGGTGAAGCTCGTCCAGGCCGGCATCCTGCCTGCCGACTCTGACGTCACGCTGGAGATGGCTGGTCTGACTGAGGGGCAGCGTCAGCGTGTTGCTGCGGACCGGCGCCGTTCGGGTGCTGCCGCAGCCGGCGGAGGCCTGATGGCTCGCCTTGCCGCGCTGAACGACCAGAAGCCGGACCAGTTGCCGACGGCTGCGGAGGTCTCCGGTGGCGACAACGGTCTCTGATGGGAGCCGCGACGCCGACCGCTACCGTGCCGCCCAGCTCGGCTTGACGCGGCTTCTGGTGCGGGATGTGCGCGGCCTGCGGCGGCTGATCCTTCCGTCGCGGCTGCGGACGTCGGTGCCGGACTGGATTGCCGCAGTGCAGGCGGTCGTCGACCAGTACGCGCGCACGTCGGCTGCTCTGGGCGCCGAGTTCTATGACGCCCAGCGGGATGCAGCCGGGGTGACGGGTACGTTCACGGTACCTGTCGCTGATCCTCCGCCTGATGGTCAGACGGAGGCTGGTCTGCGGTGGGCGACGAAGGACATCTGGGAGCGAGACCCGGAGTCGGCGACGCCCGCACAGCTTGAGCCGCTGGACACGAGGCTGGGGCAGGCGGAGAAGAAGACCGAGCAGGTCGTGCAGAAGCTGGTTGCCGACACGGGCCGGGCCACGGTGATCGATGCCGTGCGCCAGGACTCGCAGGCCGTCGCTTGGGCGCGGTCCGCCGCGCTTGGAGCCTGCGCCTTCTGCAAACTCATCGCGAGCCGGGGGAGTGTGTTCAAACAGGACACGGTGCGGTTCCGGGCTCACGACGGCTGCCACTGCGGCGCCATTCCGGTCTTCCGGGGGCAGACGTTCGAGCCGTCCCCGCAGGCCCGCGAGTGGGCGCGGCTGTACCAGGAGTACGCCGTCGGCCACTCAGGGAGCCAACTTCGCCTGTTCCGGCAGGCTTTGGCTGAACACGACTCGAACCCCCTACCGGGTTCCTTCTGATCACTGGTCGCCCTGGTGGCGGCCTTTCTCATTTCCACAGCCCCTGGAG